GTGTTGATATCAATAGTATGTTGTATTTGCATTTAGAAACCGTAGAAGATATATTCCAAGCTATAGAAGAGATTGTTGCTAAAGTAAGAGAATCAGATAAAGATAGGTTAGTAACCATTCTTGTAGATTCACTTGCAGCTGCATCAACAAATGTAGAGATGGAAGCTGACTTTGATAAGGATGGTTGGGCTACAAGTAAAGCTATCATCATATCTAAAGCTATGAGAAAAATTACTCAAATGATTGGTAGACAAAAGGTTGCACTTGTGTTTACAAATCAATTAAGACAAAAACTTGGTGTTATGTTTGGGGATCCTTGGACTACAAGTGGTGGAAAAGCATTACCATTTCACGCATCTACAAGAATCAGAGTGAAGAATAAAGGTCAGATTAAAGATGCTAAGAAGAATACGATTGGTATGACAATACTTGCACAAGTTATCAAGAATCGTTTAGGTCCACCTTTGAGAAGTTGTGAGTTCCCTCTATACTTTGAGAGTGGAATTGACGATGTAGGTAGTTGGTTAAAAGTAATGAAAGACCATAAAATAGTAAAACAAGCTGGTGCTTGGTATACCATAACCGATCACTTAGGAGCAGAACATAAATTTCAATCAAAAGAATTCGGAGACAAACTATCAGATCCTGATTTCAAATCATTCGTTTACGATCAAATATGTGAAAAAGTCATATTAAAATACGATATGAAAGATTTGGGGATAGATGATGTTGTTGAGACGGATGAGGTAATTGGCGATTAATGTCAAACGCCAGATATCTTTCCATACTGAATGAGATAAAGAAAAAAGGTGGTTCTGTTAACTTTCAGAAAAAAAACAAAAAAGTGCTAATAGTTGACGGCTTGAATACTTTTATCAGAGTATTCAGCGTAATGCCAACTTTAAACGACAACGGCATTCATGTTGGTGGCATTGTTGGTTTCCTTAAAAGCATAGGATTTGCCATTAATATGTTTAATCCCACTCGTGTTATCATAGTTTTTGATGGCAAGGGTGGGAGCAACCGCCGTAGGAAATTATATTCAGACTATAAAAACAAACGTAGAACATCTTACAGAGTTAATAGGGTAGAGGGTTTAGAAAATGTAGAAGATGAGAGACGGAATATGTATTTGCAACTTAGAAGAGTTGCAGAGTATCTTGAATTATTACCACTAACCAATATATCCGTAGATGGTATCGAAGCAGACGATGCTATAGCTTACATCGCAAAGAGTGTAATACCAGATGGTGAGAAAATCATTATGTCAACCGACAAGGATTTCTTACAGTTAGTATCTGATGATATCAAAGTTTGGTCTCCTACAAAAAAGAAACTATATGATAGAGATGCAGTTTTAGAAGAGTATTGTATAACTGCAGAGAACTTTATTATGGCTAAGATATTTGAGGGAGACAAATCTGATAATATAAATGGTGTAAAAGGAATAGCTACCAAGACATTGGTAAAAAATATACCAACTTTGAGTAAAGAGAATAATAGTTATAGTTTACAAGAGATATATAAATACGCACACAAACACAAAGATGATAATGGTAACTTCTTTGTGAAAATATTACAGAATAAGGAGTTACTTGAACGTAACTATAAGTTGATGCAGTTAGAAGATGTAAACATAAGTGCTTCAACTAAGACAAAATTAATCGATGTTATCAGAGGTCCTATCAGACGCTTAGTAAAATTTAAATTCGAATCTATGTTTATGGAAGATAGATTATTTCAGAACCTACCAAATGTTAGTAGTTGGTTAGCACAAACCTTTACTACTATGGATAAATACGCAGAACAAACTAATGGGTAGAAAAAAGAAATACATCACAGCCAAAGAAAAGAAGGAAGCTCAAAGAAAATGGCAAATGGATTACTATTATAGAAATAAAGAGACCATTTTGAAGAAGATGAAAGATAAGTATAGACAGAGGAAATTAAATTTATCAAAAACAAGACTCACGAAAGAGATATATGGAGAGTAACACTTCTTTAGTAGAATTTGGAACTTCATTCCAATCTAAAGTTATAGCATCTTGCTTAACTGATACGATGTTTTTACAAACTATTATGGAAGTTCTTGAGCCAGAATATTTTGAAGCTGATTCAAATAAGTGGTTAGTTCAAGAAATACATAACTATTTTATAAAGTATAAAACCACACCTACACTAGAGGCTATCAAGATAGCAATAGATGATGTTGAGAATGATATACTGAAGATATCAGTTGTAGAAGCACTAAAAGATGCTTGGAGACATAGAGAAGCAACAGACTTACAGTTTGTTCAAGAAAAAACATTAGAGTTTTGTAAGAATCAAGTTATCAAATCTGCTATTATGGAATCTGTAACTCTATTAGAAAATCAAAACTATGATGGTATAAAAACAGTTATAGACAATGCTATGAAAGCTGGAACTGCTGTAGATATAGGTCATGATTATAACGTGGGTATTGAAGAGAGATTGACTAAATCTACAAGAGTTACAATAAAAACGCCTTGGGATATTACAAATGATATTATGGATGGTGGTTTAGGTGAGGGTGAATTAGGTGTTGTAGTTGCACCAGCAGGTGTTGGTAAGACTTGGTTACTTCAGAGTATAGCTGCAGGTGCTTTAAAAAGAGGATTTACTGTAGTTCATTATACATTAGAGTTAAATGAAACCTATGTTGGTTTAAGATACGATACAATTTTTAGTGGTATATCCACACAAAACATTAAGTTTCAGAAAGATGAAGTGAAGAAAATCATCGATTCTATTGAGGGTAAGATGATTATCAAATATTATCCAACAAGAGCAGCAACTGTTAATACACTTTCAGCACATCTAAAACAATTAGAACTAAAGAATATAAAACCTGATATAGTTATTGTTGATTACGCTGATATCTTGAGAGATAATAGTGGTATGAGAGAGGTAAGACATCAGTTGGGTGCTGTATATGAAGATTTGAGAGGATTAGCTGGTGAGTTCAAAGTTCCAATATGGACTGCATCACAAGCAAATCGTTCAGCATTAGAAGAAGAAGTGATAGAAGCAACAAAGATTGCAGAAGCATATAGTAAGATTATGATAGCTGATTTCGTATTGAGTATCAGTAGAAAAGCTGAAGATAAACTAAGTCATACTGCCAGATGTCATATTATTAAGAATAGATTTGGTATTGATGGTGTAACTTATCCAATGAGTATGAATACTAATCTTGGTCAGATAGAAATCTACGAATCCACAACCCAATCAGGTAAAGACCAACAAGGTAAAATGGATAATAGTGAAGAATTTAAGAGACAATTATTAAAAAGTAAATATAATGACATGAATAAAACTGAAGTTGAAGGCTTCGAATAAAAACTTCTAAGAAAAAATTATTTAAAAATAAGAAAAAAATTAAATAGTTTGATTTTAATCTGATATATATTATAGTTATCATTGTATAAAGTTTACAGGAAATAGTAGGAGCCAGGAATAAATGGAAAAGTTTAAGTTATCGGAAAATTTCGTCAGTAAGTATAAGAGAAAGAAAGCACCTTTCGGTTTTAATGGATTAGGTGAATTGGTATACATGAGAACGTATTCTCGTATTAAAGACGATGGTAAAAACGAGAGGTGGTGGGAGACAGTTCAAAGAGTTGTAGAAGGAACTTACTCGATGCAAAAAAACCATATTGATAACTATCAATTAGGTTGGAACGCTTGGCAAGCTCAAAAATCAGCACAAGAAATGTATGACAGAATTTTCAACATGAAATTCTTACCTCCTGGTCGTGGTTTATGGGCTATGGGAACAGCAATCACCGAAGAAAAAGGGTTATATGCAGCACTAAATAATTGTGCATTCGTATCTACTAAAACAATCAAAGAAGATTATTCAAAACCATTCTGTTTCCTTATGGATGCAAGTATGTTAGGTGTTGGAGTTGGATTTGATACTAAAGGTGCTGGTGAAATCGTAGTCAAAGGTGTAAATCGTGATAGAAATGAAGAAATATTTGAAATTCCTGATACAAGAGAGGGTTGGGTAGAATCACTAAGACTATTATTAGAAAGTTATTTTCATGGTGCAGGTTCTATAAAATTTGATTATAGTTCAGTAAGAGCTGCAGGAGAACCAATCAAAGGTTTTGGTGGAGTAAGCTCAGGTCCTGAACCACTAAAAGAAGTTCACGAAAGTATCACAGAAGTATTAGAAAAGAATAGTGGAGAACCAATCACAGTAACTACAATCGTAGACATAATGAACCTTATTGGTAAATGTGTTGTAGCAGGAAATGTTCGTAGAACTGCTGAAATAGTTTTTGGTGATCCTGAGTCAGAAGAATACTTAGACTTAAAGAATTATAAAGTAAATCCACACAGAGAAATGTATGGATGGACATCTAACAACTCTATCTTTGCAGAACTCGGTATGGATTATACAGAAGCAGCTAAACGAATAGTAGATAATGGTGAACCAGGATTTGCTTGGTTAGATAATATGAGACACTACTCAAGAATGAAAAACGGTGGTGATAATAAAGACCATAGAGTAATGGGTGGTAATCCTTGTCTTGAACAATCACTT